CTTGATTATTGTATGACACGGTTAACCCTGATTCAGCTACAGGCTGGGGAACCCGTTTTGAAAAGTCATGATCGGGAAACTGATTCGTGATGCGAATCGTATTTTGTTCGAGTGTTTGGACTTTTTGTTGAGTTAAAGCGAAGTCTCTTTGCTTAGCCAACTCATCTGGATTTGGTATCCAATCACCCACAACATTCCCTTGTGCAATCATCGCTCGCCAAAGGATGAACTCGCAATCATCCTCTACACGATCGCGACTAAATACAAATTGCATTGATGCAGAACCTACAGCTGATCTGCCGGGCGGAAAAACAATCCTCTTTGATTCTCCCGGTGTTACAATGATAATTCCACCCAAATTATTCTGAACTCGAACATTTGTTGTGCCGGTATTTTCAATATAAATACTATGAACGTAGCTCACGTTTGGAGAAACCAACCGATTAGCCCGTATTGTGCCCATGATGATATTGGTCCCGCCTGTAACAATATGTTTTACCGCGTTATAAGCTCTCCATTCCTCTACCGTCTGACTTTCTTCATATGTGACCACTGAACCAAGGTAGTTGAGCATTTTGGGCGACTCAGAATCACTTAAATAATTCCGTCCACCATATTCAAGACTATTGGCTAATGATTCGATCTCCTTTTTAACAGTTGTCAGTCGATTCTCTAACTGCGTGATGGTTGCTGCTAAAGATGTCAGGTTGTTATTGATCGCTGTGAATTTAGCTTCCGCATCTTTTTTATACCGATCGACTTCTGCCTCGATTTCATCAAGCATCGCCTTTACTGATGCACGCATCTCAGTCAAATCATCTTCGACCTGTTGCTTTGCCTTTGCGAGTTTCTCGTAGATCTCGTGGAATCCCTCGTAATAAAACTGAGACACGCTTTCGGTCATGTCGTCGATCGGGCTTCGTTCGATGTGAAAAAGAAAACGACCAGCTGTATCTAGTTGCTGATCGTTTGGAGGCTTGATGTAAATGCTTCCGTCCACTCGTCCTTGATGGCCAAGGATATTATTTTTAAGGATAATCGACACAAGTCCTTCGGCAGCATCCTCGATTACCGCATGATATACGTGCCTGAAACGTCCCGTGTCGCTTGTCTCTGATCCACCTTCTAGGCAGACTGGCACAACGGACCCATTTGATAATGGTTGTGGTGCGCCGTCTTTTTCAAGCTTAAAATACATCTTTGCAGTCCCTCGATCATGTGAGAAAAACACAACCTTGGTACTGATTGGATCCACACGTTCTGCTTGGATTCTGATCAAGGATTCATTTTTCTTGAATAACGCATTCTCTGTCTTAACTTTGATCGTTACAACTGCACGTGCAATTTCGTTATTGCCCGAGTCGTATCCGACTATTTCAACTTTGTCATGTCGCTTGATACGATCCGGACCAACATAATAGGTAAAGAATCCGTTGTTAAAGGTGCCGCCCCAAGACACGTGCTGATCGTTGATAAATAATCGACCTCGAACAACAGCGCCTGAATACTGACCCGTTAACTCCGATTGACCGATAGAAAAAGTGTCCAGAAACAAACGAGGAATAGTTGATTTTTCTGTCATGAGAATATTTGCCCCCCTAGCGATCGTTGTTCCATTGTAGTTCCTGTGATCGACGCTGCGGTGTCTCGGTAAATGATAGCTCCTCTTGCGCCACATACCACGGTATTGCTGTTTCCAGCTATATCCCCGGAAAGTCGGGTAGTTGCCGCAAATTCTGCACGCAATACCATCCGCTGGTTACTCGCCCAACAAGTATAGGCGTTTCCTACACTTCCGTTATAAAAGAAGGTATTATATGAGCCATGATTAATTGTACTGGCCGTTGCTCGACAATTTTCGATAGCCCCATATGCAACCCTTGTATATTTGACAAAATGCCCGGGAGAATTCGCAATATCTGTTGATTGAAACCCTCTGATACGGCAATACATATCGCAATCAATGAATTCTACTGATCTCAAATAGCAACCTAAATTTTGTGTTATAGCACTTACCGATTCCGTATTTTCTGCTTCGATTTCTAGCCTTGCAGCTTTAAGGCCTCTCACAACGACATCCTCAAGATAGGCACCAACCCCAACTCGAACAATGAAATGTGTCGTTGATAGCAATGGCAAGCTGTTGATTGCAGCTTGAATTGTGGAAAAAGGTTTTAGTTCAGTTCCATCACCAGTTACATCATTGCCATTCTTTGATACATAGATTGTTTGAACTCCGCCAGAACCGCCGTAAAGCATTTGGATCACCTCAAGTAGCTGATCGTAGCCATCGTTCAAATTGTTAATTTTTATTACTAATTCTTGTCGCTCTTGTGACGACAGTTCTTCTCCGGCTATCAAACGTGCCTGCAATGTCGCAAAGCGATCACCTCGCCAGTTAACGCGTGCATCGACTACCTCGTTTGGGCTGTCTCCTCCGGCGCTCAAAACAAGATTGTCAATGCGATTGTTTGTGTAGTGATCTCTTTGATCGAGACGATCGATTTCACGCTGTGTTTGATCGACATTATGATTAAATGCGTTTTTCCACTCTATGCCGATACGATTTTTTACTAATTTTAAAAATCTCACTATATCAACCCCTTTCTTGCTAAATCTGTCAGTATGCTGGTCATCGTCTTTTTAGTATTTGAAAGCACAATTTCGGGTGGTCGCTCAGGTTGTGCAGGATACGAAACCATACCTACAATTTGAATATAGGTATTAATATTTAGTGGTTCGTAAATGAATGGAACAAAATCCCCTTTGTTGATAGGCGTTCTCCATTTCAGGGTTACTAATCCAGAAACCATGGGATAATCTTGTAATTCCTTAACAAGTCGTTCTCTCATGCTGTCAGCGTGGTGATAGCGTTCATCACGAACTGGATCCTGAATTCTGATTCCCCACCGGGCTGATTCAGGAGACGTATAAGTAATAGGAGAAAATACATAATCATTATTGCTTGGATTATCGCTATCCACCCCTTCCTTCAAAGCGCCAAAGCCTCTGATTTGTGTTTTTAATCCGTACGTATCGATTTCAAAAACGACATCATCTGTATTATGTTTAAAGCGGATAGGCTCGTTGATTTTTACCCCCAAATCAGATTTAGGGAGAAATTCAAAATGTTTATTGTTTGCTACTAATGCAATCTCAGCATCTGTCAAAACATCATCGATCAGCCGCAAACAATTCGCATCACCAAAATTTTCTTTATCTAAGCTAGGATAAACTCCTCTTAAACGCCAAGAAAATCCTTGTGTATCTGCACTAAAAGCGTGAGCTAGTAATTGCTGCGGTGTCCGTCTGCCTGTAATTTTTGTATATTGATATCCGTCTTGGATAGTAAAATAAATGTGAGGTGCAACAACCGCTTTATAAACAGCTTCTCCAATTGCAAAATGACGCATTTGCTTAATGATAAATTCTTGCCCATCGAAAAAAACTGATGATTCATATTCAACAAGATCAAAGGCCACCTTGTTTTTCTTAGTTTCTCTCACTAAAAAGCCCACTTCCCAAACTTCATTCATCTGCCATTCTTCATAAAAAGACTCCTTGTCAAAATCAACAAGGAGTTCTTCGCGTGTTTTTTCGTAATTTTTTATAACTAACATATGCCACCTACTTATACATGAAACGGAAGTCCCACATAGATTTGACTTGACTAACATTTTGAATCTCAATGTCATTTGCTCCCGGAAACAAGGTGATCAGAACATGGTTCGTATCAATCCCGCAGTGGACGCCATTTCTTTTCGGGTAAACGCCGTCCAATTCTAACCAGTCCCCTCTGCGAGTACTAAAAGATGGACCATATACAAATCTCTCTCCTGTGGTCCGATTAAAAATAGTGAGCTGTCCATCACTCTCTCCCTCTACACGAATACGAAGACTATGTTCACGAGGGTCAACAAGAAAATCTCCTGGATTATAAATAGTAAAGCGGCTCACATCTTGGATGTACTTATAATCTTCTGCAATTAAGCCTTGCGAAAATTGCCATTCCGCTTCTAAATCAAATTCATCAAGAGTAGTTCCAATAGATTCCGAGCGACCTTCAAAAACATCAAAAGTAAAAAAGAACCGACCCTTACTTGACATAATTCTTTCAATTTCCCACGGCTCTGGCAAAACTTTATATCTTTTGCCAGGCTCTCTTGAAAAACATATATAGTAAGGTTCATTTTTATAAAGCAACGTCCTCATTTCGGCTAGAACTAAGCGCCAATCGTCAAGATGCTTCGCTGTTAAACGAAAAGATAGGAAGAATGGAAATCCCGTATATGCTAAATTGACGAGGCGTTTACCATTGCTGCCAGAAAATTCCTCAAATTCATAGACCGGCTCTGGCGAGCCAGGTCCTACATCCATGATTCGAATCCCGGAAAACAAACTGTTAAAATGAACCGTCTCATTTTCGAAGATAAAGAATACTTGTGTTTCTTCACGCAAGGCTTACACCTCCTTGATACATTCTACCTCTCCACCGGCTACCCATTGATGCGTCCATTGAGTTGCTAATTTTTTTTCCATCAAGATGGGATTCTACATGTATTGGCCTGCTATTAATCACACGAGCTAATTGCTTGAGATCAAGATTCGAGGTCTGATTAATTATCGTTTGACTAACCGCATCATTTGCTAGTTCGCGACCCATTCTCACAGCTCCTAATGCAAGTTCAGGAGTTGAAGTGCGGATCATTCCTGAGGATAGATTTTCTATTGCGTCATAAGCAACTGGCGCATGTTTATCAATCCCTACCGCCAATCCTTCTGGTATCCACCTACCAACTTCTGCCATTACTTTCGAGGGGCTATTGATATCCAACGCCTTTCTCATCGTTGCTGCTACTTGATTGGCTATTCTGTTAGCAGTTGCTAAAACAGCACCAGATCCAGCATTCAACCCAGCATTTAGCCCTGACATTGCACTACGACCTACGCTATTCATTTGTCCAGGCAAACCATTGAAAGCTTGTACGATTGATCGTTGAGTCCTAGAAGCAGTTGAAACGACAGATCCCGATCCAGACTGTAACCCACTGTTTAATCTGGCCATACTGTTTCTGCCAACAGCGTTCATCTGATTTGGTGTATTATTAAATGCCTGAACGATATTTCTAGCAGTATCCCTTGCTGTTATAACCACGCGATTCGCTTCACTGCTCATAGCAGAATTCATACGTGCCATTATATTTCGACCAATATTTTGAAACTGACTAGGGGTCGTGTTGAATGTATTCACTAAATTGTTACTAAGCGTTCTCATCGTCGCTTGCTGTGTCTGAGAGCCAGACTGCATGCTAGCATTCATTGCTGCCATGCTTTTCACAGCAACTCTAGGAAGTTTTCCTAAAGCCGAATCAGCCCCTGTTACGATCTGCTCGAAATTAATACTCATTTTCTCAGCACTATTTCTAGCCGCCTGTTCCATTTGTTGGCCCATTTGAGTCATCGCATTGACAGCTGAGCTACTATTATTTGTCAGGCCGTTAACTAACCCTTGTACAATATTGGCACCAAATCCCTCGTATAAACCCGATGGGGAATTAATAGCATTGATAGCTTTAAAAGTATCATTCGCTTGAGTTGCCATGTTCCGAGTAGCTTCTTCAACTTGAGGAGCGCTTAAGTCAATACCATTAACTAATCCTAAACCGATGTTTTGCCCAGATGCCTGAAATTCCTCGGGTGACATTTCCTTTTCAAATACTTCTTTTAGCACACCTGAAAGCTCTGAAATACTTGCTTCTATCCCAGCTTTACTATTATCAACCCCTGTTTTGAAGCCTTCTGCTGGCATCTCACCTAAAGGAATAAATCGGTCCACACTAATTGTTTCATCAAATAATCTTTCTGGTGTTTCCGCAACTTCTCTTGCTGCCTCACTGATTCCAGGTACACTATCAAGTAGACCTGTTTCTAATCCTTCAGTTGCCGGAGACATCATAGCAGAATAATCTGTCGATTCAATCGTAGGTCCAAATATTTCAGCCGGCTTTTCTGCAACGCCTCTTGCTGCCTCTTCAACACCAGAAGCACCTTCATCTAAACCGCTTGAAAATTCATCAGCCGGAAGTTTTCCCCATTGAGCAAAATCTCTTCCTTCGAAACTGCTTCTTAAAGATGACTCTGCTTTTTCGGGAATTAAGGCAATTTTATCAGCAACATCTTCACTTTTTTCTCCGGCGATGCGTGATGTGCTATCCATTGCCTCGCTCATAGTGCTACTCATTGCTTCGTTTAGTTCATTGATTTTCTGCCTTCCAGTTTCCGGTAGTTCTTCTAAACCGGCACCTGTTTCTTGAACTAGCCTTGCAGCTTGTTGTGCACCCGCAGGACCCATTTTTTCTAGTTGCATAATGATCCCGTCGTCAACTCCTGCTTTTGCAAGCAAAGCAACATTTGTAGACCACTCTTCCATCGCTTGTGCATTTTTCCGAAGGTTATCAATCATTTTTTCTAAACTAATAGCTTCATTTTGTTCAATAGTCTCAAAAGCGTTAGTCGATTGCTCTACAAGAGATTTGTACATCTCGTTCATGGAGTTCAAAGCTTCTTTTTGCGATTCGGAAAGATTATTGTATGAGTCAATCATCAATCGATTTGCTTCGGTTGTTGTGGCTGCTACCTCTTGTCTAAGTGCCATTTCATCAGCATACAGCGCTTCTTTTTCTTTCTGATTACTAATCAAGAGATCTTGTAACTCTTCTTCTTTTTCCGAAAGTTGTTCTAAAGATTCGCGTACTGCCTTCTTTCCCTCAACACCAGAAACCGATGCATCATACTCCAACATTGCTCTCTGTTTTGCTACTTCTGCTAAAGTCGCCTCGATCTCAGCAGACTCTTCAGAAAGTTGATTCTGCCGTTCAGTGAGACGACTTACTTCCTCCATGCCTTTGGAAGCTTCTATTCGTTTATTTATTTCTAATGTAGTAGCGTTTAGTTTTCCTGTTTCCTCGTCGTAGGACAGATTCAGACCAGATACAGATTCATTCAATTCGTCAATCGTATCAGTCAACAGTTTTTTATCTGAAGCTGACTTCTTTTCAATGCCAGAAAGACGCTGTATTTCCGCTGCTAATTTGCGGTTTCTTTCAGCGTTTGATTCGATTGTTTTAGCTTGTGCTTCAAATTGTTTTCTACTTGCTTCTCCCGCTTTTCCCGCATTGTCCAGATCGTCTGTTAAACCGTCTATTTCTCCAGCTAATTCCTTTGCCTCAGCCGCACTTCGATTAAACCATTTGACTAAACTCACTGCTCCTGCTACCACTGCACCAATCGCCATGACAACATAAAACAGTCCGCCAGTCATTACTCCTAAGACGTTTGCAAATACTTTTGATGCTGTTGTTGCGAGTGCTGTCGCCGCTGCTTTAGCCGTCAATGATCCAGTCAGTAATCCAATCAGTACATTTTTAGCTGACAACACACCTAGACTGGCGGCATCAGCAGTATTAGCTGCTACATCTGCAGCAGTCTTTGTCTTGATCGCAACAATTTCTGCTTTTGTTAATGCAATCCCGCTAGCCTTTGCTGCATTTTCAGCCTTGGTCAATGCTTCTTTGATTGCCATTGTCGTAATATGTTTTTGAGTAGAAATTGTCAACGCTTCTGTACTAGCCTTTGCTGCAATTATAGTCGCTCTAGCTAAGTCAATAGCTGTCTTAGTTTTAGTAATAACACCGTGCATCGCATACGCAGTAGCCAAGCCAATCAACAATGGGCTGAACGTACGCACAATAGGAATTGTCGCCGATATAGCTTTGCTAAAGCCTTTCACTACTGGTGTTGTCGCTTTTATCGCTGACTCCATCGCTTTAAATGAGCTATTTACGACACCTTTCATCGAATCAATATTCTGTGCTATATCCATTCCGGTTACTTCTTTAGCCAACTCATTAAGAGCCGAAACAATATTGGCTAATCCACGTACCGCCGACGTTTGTAAATTTCCAAACGATGTAGCGATACCTAAACTGTTCTCTCTTGCAAGATCGGCCATAACGCCAGTGCCTGTACCTACTTCAATAAGTTTGTCGTTGAACTGATCCAACGTGATAAAGCCGTCTTTCAAAGCGTTGTACAGTTCATCTTTTGCTGCAGCTCCTGCGAATCCAAATGATTCGGCGATCTTAACAAGACCAACATCCATTGTTTCTGATAACGTGGACCAAATAGTCATGTCCATTTTGCCACGCTGCAATGCTCGCATATATTGTTCGACACCACGTTGTGCTTTAGCAGAGCTGGAACCTGATCCGAGTAGCGCATTATTCAGAGCAATCGTTGTGTCCGTCGCTTTGTCCATATCACCAAACGATGTATACATGCGCTGAGCATTTGACGCAATTTCATCCAATGTTGTTGGTAAACCATCGATACCATCACTTAATTTCGCCATCGAGATTTGTGCATCTTCTCCGGACACACCAATCGCTTCCAGCACCTTTGGAAATTGGTTCAACGTATCAAAACGACTGACTGCTCCATCGATAGAGCTTTTCATAATGTCAAACGCAGTTGAAGCAACTTTGATTAAGCCAAATGAAGTAGCTAAGTCCTTAACGCTTAATGAAGTATCTTTTGCAGCGACCATAGAATCATTTAGTTTGTCTGCTACATTATCAACGCTATCCCCCACACCCTTTAGAGGTGATTTAGCTGCTGCAGCAGAAGTAGCTAATTGATCTTTTGCATCAGCTGCCGCTTTCGAACTTTTGGCCATATCTACAGTAGATTCACTAAACTCATTGTTTGTCGAACTCGCAGCGCTAACGCTTTTTGCAGCATCTTCTACGCTATTTGATAAATGATCGGCACTATCAGAAACACCCTTAACACTCTTAGCTGTATCGATTGCAGAATCAGAAAAATCATCAAGACCGCCTTTGGCAGATTGGGAAGATTTGGCAACCTCTCCAACTGATTGACCAGCATCCCCTGCAACATCGGAAACGCCTTTGAGCTGCTTAGATGTATCACTAGCGCTTTCACCCAAATCATCAGTTGCATTTTTGGCACCTTTCAGGTTGCTGCTAGCATCAGAGCCACTATCTGAAACTGTATCTAAGTTATCCTTAACACCTTTAATTTGCTTAGATGAGGTAGCACTAGCATCACCTAAATTGTCAATACTGTCTTTTGCGGATTTAATACCCTTACCTGAACTTTGAGCAGCTGATTCGAGATTTTCTAGCTCTTTGGCAGCTATTGATATTTGTTTACCATCCACGTCAATGACAATACTGATTTTCCCGTCAGACCTAGACATCTTCATCACCTTCCTCGTCTTCCTCTAAGACGTCACCATCAAGTTCGTAGTAACGTTGTAAATTCTTCATTTCTTGTTGATAGTCATTCGGGTCACCTGGCTTAGGCTTCCACACTCGAATTTGCATGATCTTCTTAATAGGCGAATCCGCAGGTAACTGATGAAGTAATGCGCGAAATTTCGGCCATGCTAGTTTTCCTTGTTCTTCTATCAAATCGATACCGTAAGTTTGAATAAAAGACGCATAAATTGGTTCAGCATCAATAGAGAGATCCATTAATTTTTCAAATTCGCGTACTTTAAACACATCGCCATAAAAGTCATACTCAATAAAAGGTTTTTCCTCTATATGAATAAACTCTTCAAAGACAAAGTTCCAAATTTCTACTGCCTGATCTTTCGGGTATTGGTGGTCACCAATAAGAAGATTTAAACAAGCGCAAGCTTTCTCGAAATCATAAAGAAGCGGCTCTTTTAGAACGTCAAACGCATCTAGAACCGTGTCAAAAGCTAAATCAATTTCATAGCTATTTCCTTTGAAAACAAAAGTGGTAGCGATCGGGTCATTAAGCCTCATATCGCCACCTACTTATTACGTTTTCGTTTGTTCTTTTTCTTTTTCGTGTACTTCTGCATGAGTTGATTTGCGCTCTTTAGCCGTGCTTTTTCTTGTTGTTGAATTCGCTGACTTATTGCATTATCAACAGCAGGATAGATCTCCTCGAGCGCTTCGAAATCAGGAATATGTTCATACAATTTTTCGAATGATCCATCCCCAAACAATAGATCGTATTTCACTGCAATAATCCCCTTGTTAAAGTCAATAGCTGCATCAAGGGATTCAACTGTTAAATCAACTTCCTCAAATACTTCTCGGTCCTTGGGCAATTTATCTTGCAAATTGGCAGCTTGCTGTTTAACTTTTTCAAATTTTTCCAATGCCAATTTATCCAAGTCTAAAAATTTTTTTAACGATTCTATGGAACTATCAAACCACAACTCTAGACGTTCGCCTGTTTCAGGGTTGGTAAAACCTACTGGAAATCCTGTTAATTTAACATTGATATCAAGTGCTTTATTCATCTTTTTACCTCCACAAAAAAGGAGAGGTTCTATGACCTCTCCAAAATCTCAACTAATTCATTCTTTTTGGCACTGCTCGGATACTCTATCGCTTTTTCATCTAAAGCCTGTTTCAACTGTGATATTGTCATATGCGGCTCTACTGACGGAGATGCCGAGCTACTCACTTTGACATATCTTCCCATTCAGGTGTTTCATCGAAAAGAATCGTAAACTCGATATTTCCAAACTCAATTGCGGCACCCACATTTGCTTGAGGACTAGATAAAGTTGCAATCCCCTCTCGTTTCTTAGTAGGTTGATCTCGATCATCAGTTACTCGGAAGCCGATTTTACGCGCATCACCAGTCTTACCGATCATACTTTCAACCAATTCTGAAGCATCGTCACCTTCAAAGTATTCGCCAGAAAAGCTGTAACCTAATCGATGAGAAGTGATTGTTTGCTCAGGATCTCCTGACCCATCTAGATAACCATCGCCATCATCCACTTCTTCTTGCGATGCATCAGATACAGACTTAATTTTTTTGATGCGTACCCAGCCATCTTCAGTTATTTTTCCATCAGTCAATTTTTGAATTTCGAAGCCAATCAAGGCGACTTTTTTTCTTTTCATATTGTTTGAATCCTCCTATTTTTCAAAATATAGCGTTGCCTGCACGGCTAACCGATAAAATAAAAATCCCTTTTCGTTGTATCCTTGAAAATACGGTTCATCGATTGTTTCTATTGCAACAAATTGATAACTTCCATCCTTAGAAGCCATATCCTCCTGCTCCTCAAGTAATTCCCCAAGTCGAATCATCACTTGATCAGCTTGATCATCTTTCGTTTTATATACGAACTCATACAATAATTCTTTTTCTTTAGAACCATCCATAAAGCGTTGAACTGTCTTTCCTCCAGGAAGGGCTGTTAAGCGCATTGATTCATCTTTATCCATCGAGTGAATCCGTGCATTTGGAACGACCTGTTGTGCAACTTCTAGCAATCGATCTATAAAGTCCATCACCAATCCGCTCCTCTCTTAAATGCTTGTAACCAACTCGACATAAAGACCGGTTTAGCTACCTCATCCCATTTTGGACCCGTACCAGGTGTCGTATAGTTAGAAAAGTAAACAACTTTCCCGTTTTTAGTTGTCCGTCTCCCCGCATATTGTGCTCCCGCATACCTTGATGTCCACGTGATTTTCTCACCATCACTTTCGACAAAAGATTGATCACGAAGACTTTGATATCGCATAGGCACATAATTTTCATTCATCGTCCGATGCGCCACATTTGCAAATTCTCTACGTCCGTTTTGCAATGATCGAGCACTTAGTTTCTTTCTAGCACCTGACAAATCTATCTTGACAGTTGCACCCATTAAACCACCTCGATTTCATACCCGAAAGGTTCAGATGTAAAAAATCGCAACGGATCTACTTTAGCGATTGTAAACGTTTCTCCGTTAAAGACTACTTCGCTTCCTGTAACGAAATTAGGCAAAGGACCAGTGTATTTTTTTAATAAGCTGATCAGAGCATTTGGAGTTTGCTCATCCGAGTTCAAGCTGCTCGGATCAAATATAACAGTTGAATCAAATCGAACATTGCAAATTTCTAGGCTATCACCATAAACTGGCGTCCCTCTTGTCCCTCTATCAATCACTTCCCGATAAATGATTGTATCTGGGAAAGCTTTTTTTGGTGGAAGCATAATCCGCATCACCTTCCCCCCCGATATAAAAGTCCAGTGCCGCTTAACACCTTAAGCGCATCAGCAGACAATAAATCAGCACTATCGGACAAAGAAGAATCAGTTGAAACATTCATACGACCAACTGACCAACTTTTGGGTGTTCTTATCCCAAAAGTAGTTGTAGCTCCAGCTTCAAGCATGTACTCAATCTGATATGCTATTGCCACTTTAAAAGCTTCTTTCCGCATCCTAACGTCATTTTCCAAATCATTCCGCTGATAAAAACGGTTGGTATGGACATCAAGAACTACACTTGCTTTTCGCAACAATTGTGCAAATTCCTTTTCTTCAATTTCCTCACCGATTATTCGTTCATATTCTTCATATGTTAGATAAGACATAATTGCCACCTCCAAATAAAAGAGGAAGGCATTAAATGCTTTCCTCTAACAACTGTCTCAATTCTTGTTTGTTTGAACTCGCAGAATATTTCACGCCAAGGCTATCCAATGAAGCTTTAAGCTCATCAACTTTCATATCCACAACAATTGCTGAATGTTGTTCTTTTTTGTAGTCGCCTTCACTTTCACTAGGCTCCCCCGGTTCTTCCGGGGTTACACTTTTGGGTCATCATATGAGATAAAGATTGCAGGACGTGCTTTCTTAAGCACTAAACAATCATAGTAATCCAACCCTTTGATGGTATCTCGGTATCCTCCACGGTCTTGATCAGAAGGCACCAAATCGATCGTGTTGTATTTTTCAATCGGTTTAGCAACAGTCAAAGGCACCAAAATATAATTGATGTGCTTATCATCTAGCACCTGCAAACGATTTTTAGCCACTTTCTGAATCACAATATTGCTGCCATCGATCGTTTCAACACGACGATCAATTCCATTCAAATGGATCGTGTTGGTACTAAATGTCTTAGATACTCCGTCGGCGTTCTTCAAAGCTTTATAAGTCGATGCTGCAGCAAACATAATGAACTGCCCGATTACTTCCGCATCAGTCATATATTCCTCTGCCTCATCAAGACTATCTAGGACATTAGCATTAGTGATTGTCTCTTTGACCGTTTTACCTTTGTATTCAGGATCTTCTTCGTTGAAAGCTGCCTCTACTAAACGAGCTACTGCTACTTGGTCCTTTTCCGGAATCGTAATCAAACGTGTGTGCTCTTCAATTACATTTCCCACTTGATATGCTGCATTTTCCGCTTGGTCCAAGCGATCCATATCATAGCCCATCCAGCGTTCTTTTTCTAATTTAAGCGTGGATTTGGTAACTGTAATATTGTTGCGTTCGTTCTCTTTGTTACGTTTGTAATCAGCTGCTGTGAACCCTTGCATCTCGTTCACTCGAACTTCATTTACTCCAACAAAGTCTTCTTCAGAAATATCTTTTGCCCCTTGGGCCAGAAGTCCCCACACTTGCGACTCAGCAGCAAATTCTTTATCAATTTTCTCTAAATCTTTACTGTCTAAAATTACTGGCATTTAAAACACTCTCCTAATTATTTTTTGTTCTTGCAATGTTTTCAACTAGACTATCTTTCCAACTTTTTTCCTTAGGTGGTTCACCGCCACCTGTATTCCCACCAGCCACAAATTGCTTTTTCTTTGGTTCTGATGCTGGATCATTGGATTGAAACAAATAGCCCTCATCTTTTTTCAATGCAGCTACTTTAACTTCTAATCCCTTGACCCCTTCATCTGTCATTTCCAACTCATCGGCCTTCAATAAAGCTTTTACTGCGGTAATGTTTTTAGCTCCTGCTTTAGTTAGAGCTAACTCGATCGCAGCGTTTTTGCGATCTGCTAATCGCTCAGCAGTCACATTCTCTAACTGCTTTTTATAATCATCGATCTGTTTTTGCAGCTCATCATTCCCACTATTCGATGCTTTCAATTGCTCAACAAGCTCATTTGCAGCAACCAAATCCTCATTTACTGCTTTCAGTTTTTGAGCCTTTTCATTAAAATCAGCCTTAGGCACTGCGTTCTTTGGAAATTCTGTTCTGATTTCCTTTGTTGCTCCATCTAAATCAAACTTCCCATCCTCCCCAGTATATTTTGATAAAATTTCTTTGATCCATTCCATATTACATTCTCCGTTCCTTATTATTCTGGTTGGTTCCAGTTAGAGTGTGAGATATACCGCTCACTTCGGTAGATAAATAGTTTCACGTCTTATTCAGGACAAAATAAAAAGCCTAGCGTGCTAGACTAAACAAACCCAAGTCTTCAAACTCCCCAAATTCTTCCATTTCCTCATCCAACTTCGACACTCCTCTTTATATCGGGTGGCTTCTTTTCATATTTCATAGCAAGCCCAATCCTATAAAACGCTAATAAGATTTCTTCCAGATCTATTGAATTATTCATTTTTACCCTCCTTTACGAATAAACAGCTTCTCTTGAGTAGTCCCGCCTCAAGATACTATTATGCTCATTTATAAAAGTCCTAAGTGCCGACTGTCTCTTTCTGATTAATGATTTGAAATGACTAATATCCTGTTTCTCATCTAATTCAATTGCAGCATTTAAACCTTTCTTGGCATGTCGTATAGCTACTTCCATTTTTCTTTGTTTGGCTACAAGCTCAGCGTTCTCCATCGCTTCTTCTGGAGTGTATTTCTTTTCTAATTTTATCGATGGATCATAAATTTGAATGTACAAACGATGCATGCAGTTTATTCCTTGTGTCCCTCCCGGCTCTCCATATCCGTAATCAAAAATCGATTTTAAATGGCGCAAATGTTCGGGCGCGTCAGAAACAGGGACTAGCAAAACCCATCCTCCTTGAATGTGTGCACAAGCAGGTCGTGCTGCATGATGCTCACTCATAATAGCTGTTACAATCCCATACTCTAATCCACGCTTTAAACGCAAGTCTTGAAATACTCGATGGGTAGTAGTTCTAAGAACCATTCTGACATATCTTTCTAGCGACCATTCTCGTCCTGCCTTATCAATAAAAGATGACATAATACCTTTCTGGACCCATTCGTAAATAGAACGTCTAAACGCTTGATCCGGGGTAAACAATCCTGCAGACAATTTCGTAACTGTGTCATTCAAAACTTGCTGATACCCTTTAAACAATGGATTATTCGGATAATTAGTTGATATGAGTGTTTGGTTGACATGATTATCGACTTCTAACCATTGCTGGTTAAAAATCGATTCAAGAACATCTTCCATCCTATTAGGCAGAACCTTAGCAATATTTCTTCGCACCTGTTGATCAAATTCGTCAACAACCTGAAACCCCATATCCACAATAAGTTTTCTCATTTGCTCATAAGAGTAAGCACTCGTTTTTGAAACGATTTCTTTGATCGTTTGATGATTGAGCATTTTTAGCTGGTCCATCTTTTCAAGTTGCCATCTAAGAGCAGTCTCTTGAGAAAGCCTAACTTTTGTAGGCATACTTAATTGACGGATCATCAACTTTATTAATTCATCTTCAAGAGCCTGATATGCATCTTGCACATATGCAGCTTGAATGTTAAGTTGTCTCGGTGTAATTGCCATTCAATCACTCCTCGAAGTTTTCAAATCCAGAATTCCTGATCTTACCAGTTGTTTCATCAACGACATCCAGCTGAGCTTGGATATAGATTTTTCGCGCAACGTTTTCTGGCACTTTCATTATCTTTGAGATAGCTAACCACCCTGGGATCAGTCCGTCGTTTTTCAGCTCTCGATAATAATCTGACTCTGATTTCTTATCTAAGAAAATTCCGTCGTCAAAATTTACCCCTATTTCTTCCCGTGTAGGAGCTTCTCCATCAAACAGAGGTTTCCCATCCACTTCTGTTGCTCGCCCAAGCTCGCACAACGCTAGCACAACATCCCGAATAAACTCTTCAAGTTCAGTTGTTTGCTGGTTCCTAGATTGATACGTTTGCGAGTTTTCACTTATTACCTCAGTTGCGGTCTTGTTGGTTGATCGGATGCCTTGGCCATCAAAGACGAAGGTTCCGGTTGAAAGTCCTACTTCCATTTCTAGAAGTCGCAGGCGATGATTGATTGCCCCGATATACTGTTCCGTTCGAATATCTTGAGTTAGATCTGTGATTTTAAATTCATCAGGATTGGTGCCAGGAACAATAACATAGAAGTCGTCATTTTTATCAAAGGTTAATCTAATTTCACCAGTACCTTTATCAGGAACTCCGTTAAGCATCGATTCAGGGAAAGCTGCTCTTCTCTTTCCAACGTCAATTTCATGATCAAATGCATCCAAAGCTATGTTTAATCGATCAAGCGTCTGTTTGCAGTTATCATAAACACCAACGCCCAGTGGAGAATAAGGGTGTATATTATTAAAACCGGCAGTTTTAAAATAAGAGAAAATCGGGCGTTCAATTTCTTCCCCTCGCCTCGATGGATCCAACTCGGCATATTGATCCAAAGTGTCCAAAGACACTTGCCTTCCTAAAACATGATGCTTCTCGCTTTCATAAAGTTCATTGAGTACCCAATACTCGCCGTCAATCCACTCATGAAACTCGAGAAGTGTGTAAAAAAATGTTTTAGAGCCTTCTACTTTGGTTGTCTTAAACGCAATCGCACACTGACTGATTTTATTGGTACTACTCTCTAGCGGGTAGAATGCATCCGGTAGCGCCCACGAGAACTCAATTTTTCCTGATTGGTCATTAAAATAAGGGCGAACTACCAAACCGCCAAGTGCCATCGCTGGCTCAAGGTACTTGCTAAGATTTCGTTTGAAGTCATTCTGTTGAAATATAGATTGTATCCACGTACTGGCTTCATCATATTTGTTAGATTTTTCATCTTTTCCAATCGTAATCTCTGCCTGTTCATTGAACATTACCTTCGCATACTCAGAAGCAACTTTACGGGCCATGTTGATATTCGATTTTGCACGTTTATCTGAACCACAATGTGCGTATCCTTGGTAATAGAGTAAGCTATTTTGAATACGATCATACTCTTCATGACTCATTTGAATCTTGGGATGATCTAAAATACTTTGCAGCTCTTTTTTTGCACCTATCGTAACCGCCCCCTTTCCAAAAACTCTTTTTAATTTCTGCCAAAACGACACTCGATCACCTCCAGGCTATAAAATATAGCGTTTCGTAAAGTAATTAATTGCATACCGACATTCATCAAGGGCGTGGTTATTTTTATCAACTGGGTAGCCATTATCATTACGAACGTACATTCCTAGTTCTTTGATGAAATAATAATGCCCATAGTTGCCTTCATGATCGAAAAGAAAAAAGCGTCCTTTTGATAAGGCGCTTTGCATTCGTTCAATCCCTACTTCAATTTTGGTTCCATTGCTGGTTACTTTGTCTTTTGAGTTGTTATCTGCTTTTGTTGTGACGATTCCTAAGAC